TAATGGGCTCCATCGAACCATCGACTCTCCGCAATTCAGCCATCCGTCTTTCCAATAAACTGCAAGGCCATATCCAACATTAGATTTACATAATGCTACTGTACCTATCTTAAACTCTTTTGTCTCGTTTCCCCACTTTTCTAGTTCTTCTTTAAATATTCCAAAATCTTTTCTTCTTACTCTTTTATACCAATCTCTTGTGGGTTTTGGAGATGTAATACCATAATATTTTAAAACTGTTCTCGCAAGTGAAACACAGTCTGCCGCATGATGTTTTACAGGATCAGCACCTAATCTGTAACGTAAACCAATAAGTTGATGGGGCTTCATAAAGTTTGTATATTTCCAGTACGAGGTAAAAAACCTACAATATCTGTTGTAAATACTCTGTTTGGAGCAGTCGTACCAACGGCATCTATTGCACTACTTAATAACACTTCTATTGTTGTTGCATCGTAAGCAAAAGAAGCAATAAGCCAAGTTTCTACAGTCAGTATTTCATCTACGCTAAAATCACTGTTCATTTTACATACTTCTACTTTTACATTATGTCTTTCTGCTATTGCATCTCTTACATGATTCATTG